ATTTTTTCATATCAGAGTCCTATGTGATATTTATACTTTTTTGGCATTTGTCTTTCTATCGCCCAACAATCTGTCCAACAATTCATTGCGATCCAACACATGGCCTTGGCCTTGCTGTGTGGGTTGCTTGTCCGAATCTGCTAGTTTGGCATCCAGATTTGCTTTTTTCAACTGCAAATCGATCATTTTCAACTTCTTGGTCAGTTTGGCCTGCTTGGCAGTGAGAGCATGTCCTAACATGGTGCCGGCTACACTAAAGATCTCAGCAGCAAATCTTGAATCCACATTCATCCCTAGATCCATGAGATCCTTGTAACTGCCTCTGGCCAGATCGGCCAGTTCGTCCATCTCCAAATCTGATGAACTCAAGTCACGCACACCCGGCAGGGCAGCATCGATCTTGTCAATGGCATCGTCAATCTCGGCCATCACTGACTGGGTTTGTTCGGGGGTGTATACCAGCTCCTCTTCAGGATCTCCAGAAGGTGGTAAGTCGAATAATTCTTCAAGTTTTCGGGTCATGCCATATTTACCGGATCTGTCAACCCGGCTTATGGAACATGTCGTCTTCTGTAATTACGCGAAAATGTATGCCTGCTCGCTTGCACCAGGCCTGGGCTGCTGCCCATTTGGCATAGTTGATAGCAACCACGGCACGATCTCGGCTTTTCATCTTGCTTTCGATCACGCTTTGATTTTTGGGTTTGATCTCAATCATCTCGGCGCGCTGAACATTGCCTTTGGTGCGATATGTGATAAAGAAATCCGGCACATACATGGAGTTCTTGCCGGTGATGGGGTTCTTGTAAGGTATGGCTATGCTTTCACTGGCCCATTGTAGTACCGCGGTGTTGTTGTCACAGAAGCGCATGAATGAGTGTTCCCAGCCGGACCGGTATCGAGGTTTGTTTTTGCCCACATACTTTTCTGGGTTTGTTAACACATACAACCCATTGGCCCAGCGACTCATGCCAACACATTCCTTGCGGTGTAATAATTGGGTGTGACTGTGGCGCCAATGCCCAACAAGGTGCTGCCGCTTCTCAAGTTGTTGAGATAGTAGGCCAAGGTCTGTGTGAGCTGTATGGAACTTTGTCCTTGGATATTCTGCAGAATGGTCAGCACTGGTGTACGAGTGGCATCGGCTATGCGAAACAATGCCACTGTGAAATTGCCAGCCGCAAGATCTGTAGTAAACACTGACTTCATGTAACTGAACACAGCATCGTATTCTTCCGCATTGACAAATTGTTCGTAGGCATAGAACTGATCATAGATCCTCACTGTGAGGTCTACATTGGTATTGAGTGCGTTGACTGTGCCGCCCATGATTATCTAGGTCCCGGTGGTCTTGGAAAAACAAAACCGCCTTGGCTGTTTTGTGCTTGTCGTACTTGAGCAGGAATGGTGCTTTTTAACACACTGTTCAGTGCCGCATTGGCTTCTTCATTCACAATAGGTCGTAGATCTTTTCCACGGAATGTGTTGTAGGCAGTACCAGCTTTCTGTACAGCACCAATGATTCCAGCAGGGCCGCCGCTTTGGAGATCTTCAATGATGCCGATGCCGGCGTCCAGCAATCCACCCTGCCCCAACACAGTCTGGGTGCTGCCCGGTCTTGCGATGCTGCTGCGTATGTTGTCGTAATAAGCAGGATCTGCGAATCCAACCACATTGGTATCTGGTCTGGCTCCGCCAATGGCTCCTGAATAGTATTTCACAGTTTCGTAGTCTATGGTCATGGAATTCTGCATGATTCCACCACCTTCACTGTAATTGTATGTGTCGTGATCCCAGGCCTTGATCAAGGGATTGACCAGCGTATAACTGACCCATTTGTGTTGATCCATGCCATAGATAGTGATGTCCCTGAAGAAAGCAGGTTTTCCTGAACTCTGATCGCCACCCGACCCCACACCATTGCTGCCAGCATTGCCTTGGTCATAGCTTTCACCAACATAGCCCCAGTCATTTACGACTCGGTCATTGGCGTAGATATCTCTGGCGTTGTAGCTGAATCCGGGCAAGGTCTGTATAGGACCAATGGATCCATTTTGTGCCGGTGGTCCATATGCTTGATTTGGATCTTTGTAGTAGTAACTGTAGTAGTTGTACCACATGTTGCGGATCACGTCTCCACCATCGTCATGGAAGGTGGTCTGTACTGAGCTGTAATTGATCTTTTTCTGTATCACCCGTTTGCGATTGTACTGATTTAGAGTTTCAGTTTCAATGGTAAACTTGGGCAACTGTATGGTCTTGACCAGGAGGCCGATAGTGGCTTTTTCTGTGCTGTTGTAGATAGCAGCCAGGCTTGGAATCATGCTGGTATTGATATTGAAATAGCAGTGGAACAGGAATTTGTTCCGTGGTGCGAGTTCATATCCGTTGGTACGAAAGGTCTTTGAAGCGTGGGCGTAGTCTTTGAGACCTTGCCCACCAAAAAACTCTTTCTCAAAGTCCTGGCCCCAAGCCATGTGAGATTATCCTGTTACGACGTCGTTGACTGTTCTAGCAATGGTACTACCAACACCAGTTCCGTTAGGTGTTTGGTTGGCATTATCGTATACAATAGTCAATCCAATCTGCATGGGTTTGCTTTCGCTGTAGTTGCTAGTTCCGTAGTCTGCCTGCGAAAGATAACAACCATACAGTTCCCAAGTTTCTAACACAATAGGGGTAGCAGCACCGTTGCCGCCATCCAGTACTTCATAACGAGTAGTGAACTTGTAATCGATACCAGAAGCAGCACTTGCCATTTCCAAGAAGTCCATCTGTTTCTGTAGTTGTTCACCAACCAAGCGGCTTACAGCGCCAGACGCATCGTCACGCAGGTTGCATGTGACATCGGCCCATTTGTATTTGCCGGCCAACATCAGTCTGCTGTTGTAGATTGGAATCTCAATGGGATCAAAACTCACTTGAGGACGCTTGAAGTCAATGACTTGTTTGGTAAGTTCTGTTCGGGGTGTGCTCACTCCGAAGTTTTCAAATATCACCCGGAAGCGATAGCTGAGTTTGGGCATGAGCAAGCCTTGGTTGCTCGCGCTTTGATCGCTTGCCAAGGGCACTGTCATTCTTGTTAATGATGCGACTGCCATATATGTAATCTCCTATGCAGTTATTTACCTCTGTTGAGGCCAAAAGAAAAGGGGTGTTTCCACCCCTTTTCCTGTTCTAACGGTGCCGTTAGATGCTGGTTTGTACAGCAGTTTGTGAATTAGCAATAGCACCTGTGTTCTTGAGACGCAATGGAATGTAGATGAATTCCACGGCCTTCACAGGTTCGATAGCGATGTCAACCCACAGCTCGTTGGCGTCGATTCTAGCAGGTGTGTTGTTTGAATCATCGCATACTACCAAGAAGTCATAGATACCACGCTTGGCCACAAGATCGATACACAATCCGTTCACAGCATTGGTAACTTCATTTCTAGTGATCTGATCATTGGGCTCGAACAAGAACTGCTTGCCAATTTCTTCCAATCTGCCACGCATAAATGCGACCAGTCGTGCCACGTTGATACGATCCAGAGCTGATGTTTGCCCATAGATGGTCTTGTTACCAAAGTTGGTAATACCCACGCCCGGAACAAAAGTGATTGGGTTGATATTGTTTTGATATTCAACATCACGCAGACCTTGGTTGTTACCAATGGTCACAAACTCGCCTGTGATAGCATTGATGTAACCGATTCTAGCAGCATTATCAATCACACCGCGACGTGTACCAGCTGGTGCCAACCATGGATAGCTCACTGAATCACTGCGGATTATGGTACGAACCATCATGTGGCTGGGTGCTGTGACCACTGCGCTACCGCCTAGATCTGTGGTCTGGCAGCTGGGGTAGAACACGCCAGCATATGGTGTGCTGGTGGTCAAACCGTCACCTGCGAACACACCTAGGCCGCTGTTGTTTGTGGCCCAGGATACAAGATCAGTGCCATTTGCGCCCAAACGCATGGGGGTGTCGCCTACCACAAACACAGTATTATTGCGTTCGTTGCTGAGTGCTACCATGTTAGGAATCAACTCAGGATATGCTGTACAGGCTGCAAGATTGAACTGAGCCTGTTCTTCACGCACTGTGATGCTGGCATCAATACCAGATTTCAATGCAGCAACAATCAATGCACGTTGCGCGAAACGACCCATGTTTGGGGCACCATCTACTCGGTTGCCACTTGCTGTTACCCATGAATTTGTTTCCAACAGATCCCAATATGAAGTCTGTGTGGCTGGATTCTGGTTGGTGCCGGCTTGGATAGCCACATACAACACAGCATTGTACAACACTTGATCGCCTACAGCATAGGTAGTGCTGCTGCTCCAGGTAGGATAACTGAAAGTGCTGGCGTTGAAGTAATCAACTTGGAAGCTCTTGACATTGAATCCAGAACGGCGTGTGTTGAACAACAACATGCCTGCTGGATACAGGGTGTAGTCGGGCGCGTCCACATCCAAGTAATCGCTGGTAAGCAATGATGTGATGCTTGGCAAGTCGCCGGTGATGGGATTCACAGTACCTGTGGTGCTCCAACGTGCGTCCTCAAACAACACACCATTGGAACTTTGTTGGTCTGTGTTGTCGATCAGTACCCACTGGTTTACCCCATCCACTTGTTGCCAACGATTGATCACAGGATAAATCTCAAGATCTGAAGTGTCGATCCAGAGGTCACCGTAGACCAATGCGGTTCCGTCAGTTTGTGTGGTCGGTGCTGTGGCAGAAATGATCGGTCCAGTGGGATTGGTGTTGGATAGATTGTAACCACGAGTGTCGTTGGTTTCGTTTTGATATCCAACCCATCCAGTTCCACTTTGTATCATGATGTCCACTTGGCTTGTGGTTGAGTAGTACCAGTATCTGCCATCAGCAGGATCTTGATCTGGTGCTACTGAGCTGGCTGTGTACACCAGTGGCACCCAACCGCTGAGCTGCAGGTATTCATCTTGATCATTGTCCACAATGTTACGGCAACCTGTGGTGCTGGTTGTGAAACCTGCGTCGCTTATCGCGGTACCTGAACTCACGTCTTGCAACAGGATCACGCCACCGATGCTTTGTGTTAGAACAATAGCACCGCTGCTGTTTACTGTGGCAACCACATTGGGCAGGCCTGCTGAACTCACAGCAGTGATAAATGCTGCTGTGTCAGTGCCGTTAACTGTGACAGTCACAGTTGAACTCAATGAAGTAGAATTGGCCAGGCTTGTGGTAACTGTAAATTGATTGCCATTGGTGAAACTGGGTGTGCTGGTAGAACCAGTTACCACTGTGGCGCCATTGGTGCCTGATGTTTGACGTTCGAACACCTGCAGAGTGTAAGTGCTGTTGTAAGGATATGCTCCTACGTTGCTGGGTGCTGGATCCACGTTGTATTGTGTATACGTTGTACCAGTGGCAATGTTCTTGCCGCCGCCTGTGGCATCCAACGCAGCATTGGCATTCCAGTCGTTTTCATACACAGGAGCAGCCTGGGTGATCCAAGAGCCCAGTGCTGTGTTGTATTTTTCCACGATCATGGCAGTGCCAAGATTCTGTGCAGTGGTCTTGTTCCACACACTGCCTGTGGGGCGCGGAGTATCATCCGTGGTTCTCCAACGAGGATATGTGTAGTTAGGGCTTTGTTGTATGCCAGGAGCATAGTAAGTGACTTCGGCAGTAAGACCCAAGGTTGTGAGCAGTCCAGAGGTTGACCCAGTAGAACTGATACGGATGATACCGTCATCTGCTGTTGAACCGTCGGCTGTGGCTGAACTGTCTGCGAACAAGCACAGTTTGTTGTCAATCACAGCAGAATACACACCAGTGATGTTGGCTGAGTTGATAGCACCGCTGAGTCCTTGGATGGTGTTGTTGGTTGATGCAGGAACTGCTACACTAGTACCATTGATAACAATGGTATTACCAGCGGTAAGGGTTGTGGTCACTGCATTGGCACCCTGCACAGCAGGATAGCTCAGTTTCCAATCGTCGCTGCCTACCAGGACCCAGGTGTTGTACAAGTCGCTGAGAGTGGTAGAATTGCCTGTGGCTGCTACCACAGCACCGTTTTTGTAGTACACAGGATTGGCTGTGTTGGTGGCAACCACAGTGTAATCACCGATAGCGCCGTAATCTTGTAATGGAACACCGTTGAGAAGTTCAGCGGTGCTGGTGATCACTGAAGGTACCATGTTGCTGAATGCGCCAGTGGTCTGGTTCCATTCAAAGATACCCCACTGTGTTGTGGCAGTATTCAGCCAGTATGTGCCGTTGTCTGGTTCACCTGTGGGTCGCACCAGTGTGGCTGTGAGTTCTGTGAGATCAATATCCACACGTTGTACATATGCACGGTTGGTCACTCCCAATGCTGAATAAGCAGCCAACAAGCCGTATTCGTTGAGTTCGTAGCCATTGATGGGTGTGCCCACTGTGGTTTTGTAAAAGAATGGGTTGCCAAATGTGGCTGAAAGATCGCGCTGACTGGTGATCAGATACAGTCGATTTGCGTTGACTGCTAAGGTGCCTGCTGCCACTGTAACGCCATCGCCAGAAACTTTGTTCTGTGCTGTGGCGATCAGGAAGTAAGGTACTGAATTTGTGGCTGCTGGAAGATATTGACTTTCGTCAATGACTGTGACTTGGACTCCGGGTGATACTAGTGCCATGTTGGCTCCTTTAAAAACTGTTGTAGATATTTATCGGATGATCACAAAACCAGG